TGCATAAGGTCTGCGGGGTGCCGTATGAGTGGCCATGACACTGAGGTGCGTGGTCTGCCGGACCCGGAGAGCGACCTTCACGAGCCTGCTGGCGCACATGAAGGCCACTGGCCACAAGAAGCCCTGCACATGCTTCGGTTATCATCACCCGCACAGGCCTGGATCCCCTTGCTGCGAAGCCAATCCGTTGGCGATGTTTTACGCGGCAATGAGAGCAGGAGAAACGATCGACCCCATGGACTTGGCCATCGAGAAGATATGGCTGGGGATCGGGGCTGTGAGGAGCAAGCCCAATGATCCACCACCATTCTGACGATGACGACTACGGCCGTTGCGACTACGATCCAGACGACGACCGCCGGACCGGCTACTGCTCTTCATGCGGCAAGGAATGCGTGGCCGGCACCATTGATGAAGGTATTGGCCACTACGAATACTGGGGAGCCAAGGGCGTTGACGTACGGCTCGTTGAGGTCAGCGACTGCTGCGAGGCCGAAGTACTTGATAAACCACCTGAGGAGGAAGAGGCATGAGCAAGATACTGATTGACGAAGCCACAGTCAAGCTGGTGCTGGATGCGTTGAAGCGAATGAAGAGCTATGGCGACACATTTGGCTATCGAAGCCACGAGCAAAACCCTTACGAGCAGGTTTGTGAAGCCATCACCGCCCTGCGCGAAGCACTGGCAGAGCAGCCAGCACAGCAGGAGCCTGTTGGCGAGGTTTCAGGTCACGACTGGAGTACGGGTTTACTTTACAGAGACTTGGAGCCGGGAGCGCCCCTCTACACCACCCCACAGCCAGCACAGCGCACATGGGTTGAGCTGACGGATGAGGAGATAGATGCAGAGGTCACTCAACACGAACAAGCGCATGGATTTATTCAGGGCGTGGAATGGGCTAAAGCCAAACTCAAGGAGAAGAACACATGAGCAAAGAAGCAAGGACAGCAGTTTTTCTGACGGATGAGCAGATCACAGCCGGAGCACGGGCCTTGTGCCGAAGCATGGCTGAGGCTTGCGGCATAGACGAGCGTGATCAATGGCAGCTCTACGCTGAAACCTTTAAAGAAGATGCCAAGACCGTATTAGAAGCGGCCATCGGAGCAGGGTTGGAGCGAGACATCCGCAACGCCACGCTAGAAGAGATTGCCGCCAAGATCGGCAAGATGCCGTTCGGGGACACGGCTGCTAGCTTTGCTGTATGGATACGGGAGCAGAAGACATGAAGGCATGGCTAAAGCGTATCCTGGGCTTACGAGATGAGCCCCAGATCAACACGGAGCTCAACGCCATAGACAATTATGTAGTTGTCAATAAAAGTGAGCTAGACGCGATCCTAGATGAACTCAGAAACCTTCGCGACAGGGACCCGAAGACAGATGCCAGGGAACTTGACTTGATGGTGGCTGAACTGGAGCATGAAAATAAGCTGCTCAGAGCCAGAAACGAACGCCTGGAAAGGGAAGCGGGCCTACAATGAACTACCGGGGATTAGCAGTTGCCGGTATGCCATGACTTTAAAGGGGCCTTAACGGCCCCTTTTTTTATTCCTCGTGGTCGCGTACCTTGCAGCCAAGGTCTGCCGGATTCATCTTGAGGTAGTTGTGGACGGCCTTGCGACGCTGCTCTGACTTAGGACTGCCGCAGTTCGGGCAAGCATGACCGCACACCGAACAAAAAGCCGGAGGACTTTCGAAGGCACGGATGACCCGCTTCTTGTGCTCCTCTCTGCAATGCTCCAGCCACTTGGCCCGCCAGCCGCGGATTGCGATCAGCTCGTCGACCTTGTCAATCACGTGCTGCGTGACCTTACGCCCCTTGACCGCGTTAAAGAAGGTGCCACGGCTAAGGTCCAAGCCATCTGCAGCCTCCATGTCGTACAGGCGGCTGATATTGGGTTGACCTGTCCCGTGCTCGCTGGCCCAGACAATGATCTTGACGGTGTCCAAGTCCAATGGGGACGTGGCTTCAATAGGTCTGCTCATGCGTCTCTCTCCTCGATGTTGTAAAACCAATCGTCGCCAGCAGACCACTTGCGGCTGCCGTCGACCGTGTAGAAGTCTTTTGCGGCCTGGAAGTCAGGAAACTTGACCTCCGCAGGGATCAGGCTCTGGTCATACCACAAGCAGCGGTTGTTGGGCTGCGTGGCAAACTGACCGTTGTCCAGCTTGATGAAGTTGAAGCTCTTGTGCTCCTCGGCTTGCTCGGTGAAGCCAGTATCAACCTCCATGCCGTCAGCGCAGAAGTCCACGGTGAACATGTATTTGCCATGGTGCCACTGCTTATCCTTGCCAAGGAACTTGACTCCGAGGTTTCTCAGGCCGATCTTCTCGCAGACGGTGAAGCGGTAGCCCATGCAGTCCCACAGCTGCAGCATGTCGATGGGAAGGTCTACGTCGGTCTCTTGCATGAAGACATCTTCGCGCCAGACGTAGGCGTGCAAAGGAAGCTTGTCATACAAGGCTCCGTAGTTCGGGAGCAGTGATTCGATGCGAAAAACCTGTCCGCGAAGGGCCTTGATGCTGACCCAAATGGCCGGCTCTAACTCTCCGTGGCCCTTTGTGTGGTTGTACAGGAACTCTTTTCTTACGAAACACTTCAAGGGAGGCAAAGAAGCGACAATGTAGCTCATGGAATTCTTCTTTCTGAGTGGATGGGGATTAGATTATACAGCAATTTGTACAAGCTATGCTATGACCTTGAGCCAGGAAAACAGGATCGAGTCCAAAATCCCTATAGATGATATTTTTAGCCATAACAGAGTGTATTAATACAGCCTTTTTGCAGACACGGGGATCTTATGATTTGAAGAGAACGAACGAACGATAGTAAGAAGATAAGTTTAGTGTATTGATACACTCTGTTATCGTCTAGAAAACACTCTATAGCGTTTTTGAGTCGTAGGCTGGTACCTGTACTAGCTATTGGCTGAATGCGGCAAGGGGTTACGCGATTGCGCAGTCCGTAATAGAATAAAAGCAACGAATTAACGGAGTTCCGTGTATGGCATTCAAAAAAGGTGTTGCCACCCCAGGAGCTGGTCGACCAAAAGGCAGCCCCAACAAGCGTGACGTCAAGCGCCAAGAGATCTTTGACCGCATCGTCGAGAAGCACGGCGACCCTCTCGAGGCTCTGGCTGAGATGGCCTTTGACCCGAACCACCCTCTTGACATCCGGAAGGATTGCCTGAAGGAAGTGGTCCAGTACGGTCACGCCAAGAAGAAGGCGATCGAGATCTCGGGTCCTGATGGCGGCCCGATTGAAGCAAGGCTCGAGCTGGTTGGCCAAATCACCGACCTGATCAGCAAGCTGAACGCAGGCGGCAAATGATCCTGACCAAGGCAGAGTTAACGACCATCCAGTCAAACCTGTCGAGCCTCGAGCTGGAGGACCTTGCGCACATAGCCTGGAAGCTAAAGTGGCGGTCAACGGCCCGTGAGCAGCAGCTGACACCGCCTGGCGACTGGGGCATCTGGCTGATCTTGGCTGGACGCGGCTTTGGCAAGACACGGACCGGGGCTGAGGACATCGCGAACTACGCGGCTGACAACCCAGGCGTACGCTGCGGCGTCATAGCCCCAACGTCTGGTGACATCCGAGGCGTGTGCTTTGAGGGCGAATCAGGGATCATGGGCGTTGTCCCGCACTACCTGATCGAGAACTACAACAGGTCCATTGGCGAGATCACCCTGAAGAACGGGTCATCTATCCGTGGCTTCTCAGCAGAAGAACCGTCCCGTCTGCGTGGTCCCCAGTTTCACCGGGTCTGGTGCGACGAGCTGGCAGCCTGGCAGTACTGCGAAGAGACCTGGGACATGATGCGGTTTGGCCTGCGCCTTGGAGAAGATCCACGCGTCATCATCACGACCACCCCAAAGCCCATTGAGCTGGTCCGCAAGCTGATCAAGGATGCAGCCAAGAAGGGCAGCAGGATTCACATCACACGAGGCTCTACGTATGACAACGCAGCAAACCTTGCCAAGTCCTTCCTTAACGAGATCACACAGTACGAAGGCACGCAGCTCGGCCGCCAAGAGATCCATGCCGAGGTTATTGACCCTGAAGAGACCGGCATCATCAAGCGTAGCTGGTTCAAGCTCTGGTCCGCCAGCAAACCTCTGCCGCCTCTTGACTACATCGTCATGAGCCTTGACACGGCGTTCACGGAGAAGTCTTTGGACCGCAAGAGCCATGATCCTGACCCCACGGCCTGCTCGGTCTGGGGCGTCTTCAGGCATGAGAAGAAGCCAGCCTTCTTGCTGCTTGACTGCTGGCAAGATCACCTTGGCCTGCCCGCCTTGATCGAACGGGTCAAGAAGGAGTGGACCGTACGCTACGGCGATGAGGACACGAGGCCCATGATCAAGCCCTTGGTCGGTCCAAAGCAGTCCATGTTCGGTGGCAAAGCGCCCGACCTGATGATCATCGAAGACAAGGGATCAGGCATCAGCCTGCGTCAAATGCTGGCCCGTGAGGACATCCTGGCCTACCCCTACAATCCGGGCCGTGCGGATAAGCTACAGCGACTCCACGCGGTCTCACATTTATTTGCACACGGATTCGTTTGGGTTGTAGAATCTGACAAACGCCCTGGGAACCCACGTTCCTGGGCCGACCCTTTAATCTCGCAGCTGTGCAGTTTCCATGGTGAAGGCTCTATCAAGCATGACGACTTTGTGGACTCAACGACTCAAGCACTCAGATTGCTTGCCGACCGCAACAGTCTGTCTGTCACCAGAAAAGCGCCAGACACTACCGAGCGGGAAAGCAAGCCAAGGCTTGTGAACCCCTACGCGATCTAACCGGAGCATTGAATGGCTGACAAAGAGCAAGAGTACGGCGAGATGTACGATGTCGAGGACGATTCAACGGTCCGCGACACTGAGGACGGTGGCGCAATGGTCACCCTCGACGACTCTCCAACGCCAGCCGAATCAGAGTTCTACGCGAACCTGGCTGAGACAATGCCAAGCTGGGAGCTGGCAAACCTTGGCTCTGAGTTGTGCGACATCCTGGAAAAAGACAAAGAAGCCCGCAAGAAGCGTGACGAGCAATACGAAGAAGGCTTGCGACGCACTGGCCTTGGCGATGACGCACCGGGCGGCGCATCGTTTACTGGAGCCAGCAAGGTCGTGCACCCGATGCTGACTCAGGGCTGCGTAGACTTTTCAGCCCGCGTCATGAAGGAGCTGTTCCCGCCTGACGGTCCAGCCAAAGACAAGATCATTGGCGAAGTCACGCTGGACAAGCAAGAAAAAGCTGGCCGCCTTGTCAAGTTCATGAACTGGCAAATGACGCAGCAGATGCCTGAGTTCCGGTCTGAGCTCGAGCAGCTCTCGACTCAACTGCCTTTGGGCGGTGGCCAATACCTCAAGATCACTTGGGACGGCAACAAGAAGCGTCCTGTCCCTCAGTTCGTAGCGATTGACGACGTCTACCTGCCGTTTGCTGCAACCAACTTCTACGCAGCCGAGCGCAAGACGCACGTGCAGTACATCACTCGCATCGAGTACCAGAAGCGCATCGAGTCTGGCATGTACATGGACGTGGACATGATGGCCAGTCCGCTGCCGCCTGATGAGTCCAAGGCCGAAACAGCCAACAACAAGATCGAAGGCCGCACGGCCGACAGCTACAACATCGACGGTCTGCGCACCGTGTTTGAGTGCTACATCATCCATGACTTCGATGACGAGTACGGCTTGGCTCCGTACATCATCAGCTTGGACAAGGCAACTCAGTCAGTCCTGGCCATTTATCGCAACTGGGAAGAAGAAGACGAGACCAAGCAGGAAATGCAGTGGATGGTCGAGTTCCCGTTTGTGCCTTGGCGTGGCGCTTATCCCATTGGCCTGACACACATGATTGGCGGCCTAAGTGCCGCTGCGACAGGTGCTTTGCGCGCCTTGCTTGACTCTGCCCACATCAACAACTTCCCTGGCTTGCTGAAGCTGAAGTCGGGAACCGGCGGTCAGACAGACCGTGTTGATCCAACCGAGGTCAAGGAGATCGAAGGTTCGTTTGGCCAGGATGACATCCGCAAGATGCTGATGCCAATGCCTTACAACCCGCCATCGCAGGTCTTGTTTGCCTTGCTTGGCTTCTTGGTCGATGCCAGCCAAAGCGTTGTGCGGACCACGTTCGAAGAACTGGCTGACAGCAATGCCAACACACCAGTCGGTACGACACTGGCCCGCATCGAGCAGGGCATGGTGGTCTTCTCAGCGATTCACGCTCGCCTGCACGACTCCATGGGCCGTGTGCTGAAGCTGCTGTTCCGCCTGAACAAGACATACCTGACCGAAGCCGAAGTCTACGACGAGACCGGCGAGCTGCTGGTCAAGCGCAGCGACTTCGAAGGCCCGATGAACGTCGTGCCTGTCAGCGACCCTAACATCTTCAGCGAAGCCCAGCGCTTTGCTCAGGTGCAAGCCGTGATGCAGCGGGCCAAGGAGATGCCGCAGCTGTACGACCTGCGCAAGGTCGAGGTCATGTTCCTCGAGCGCCTGAAGGTGCCTCAGGGCAAGGACCTGTTGGTGCCCGCGCCTAAGCCATTGGAGCTGAACGCGGTCAACGAGAACATCGCTGCCTCGATGCGCCGTCCGATCGTTGCGTTCCCTGAGCAAGATCACTTGGCTCACTTGCAGGTCCACTTGGACTTCATGACCAGCCCGATGTTCGGCGGCAACAAGGCCATTGGCCCTGCATTTATTCCCATGATGCTGGACCACATCAAGGAGCACATGGTCCTGTGGTACGCCACGCAGATCTACAACGAAGCCTCTGAAGCTGCTCAAGTTGACATCGGCGAAATTCAAAAAGACGCAACGACCGAAGAGAAGAAGTCGCTGGATAAGCTGCTGGCAACGACAAGCCAGATCGTCACCAAGCAGAGCCAAGAGGCCTTCAGCGAGATCCCTGGCATCATCGAGCAGACGATCCAGATGCTACAGCAGATGCAACCGCCTCCTCAGCAAGATCCGTCTGTCCAGATTGCCCAGAAGCAACTCGAGAACCAGCAGGCCAAGGACGCGGCAACAGCTCAGACAGCTCAAGCCAAACTGGCCCAGGACGCTCAGCTCAAGCAAGCCGACATGCAGTCTCGAAGCCAAGAGAAGCAAATGCAGATTCAGGCCCGTATCCAAGAACTGGAAGCAGACCTGCAACTCGAGATGCTGCGCCAGCAGGCCGAGGACGCACGGGCCCGCATGAATAACGAGGCTCGAATCTCCATGAATGAGTCCGACAACCAAACAGCCAAGCAGCTTGCCGCCCTCGAGGTGGCAACTGGCGAAAGAATCGCGGTCTCAACAGGGACCGGGATAAACCCCTCACCCCGCCGATAAGGAGCAATCATGGTAGCAATTAGCCTGCACAAACAGATGGCCATGGGTAAAGGCTACCCAAAAGCCAAGAAGGTGTCTAGCGACCCTTCGCCAACACCAGCCCAGCCTAGTGCTGACTACAAGACCGTGCCCAAGATGAAGACCGAGAAGGTCCAAGGCGAAGGCAACGGCGGCACAAACAGCCAACGCGGCAAAGGCCCTGACCAGATTTCCACTGTCATGGGCGGACGCCGATAAATGCTAGCCAAGGCCATAGCCGCAATCCGCGCCGAGAAGGAACAGGTGGCCACTGAGGCCATTAAGGTTCGTCCAGGCGAGGGCAAGGACATCAGCTTCGAATACGGACATCGTCAGGGCGTCTACGCCGGCCTTGACCGAGCCATCCAGCTGATTGAACGCGTCTATCGTGACCTTGAAAACGACCAACGAGATCTTTAACCCCAGCATACGGAGAAGCGAATGCTACTTGAAACCCCCATGTCCTTCAACTTTGCCTCATTGGACGAGGCCTTTCCAGCTGTTGACTGCGGTCACAAGCCCCTGGGCTCGCGCGTTATTGTGCAAGTCCGCAAGGCCAAGAACCAAACAGCCGGAGGCATCTACATCCCTGAGGAAGCCAGAAAGACAGAAGCCAGCAACACCCAGATCGCCAAAGTCGTGGCAGTCGGTTGCTTAGCGTACAAGAATCGGAACACCATGGAGTCGTGGCCTGAAGGCGCCTGGTGTGAAGTTGGTGCCTACGTCCGTGCACCTAAATACGGCGGCGATCGTTGGACCGTGCGGTCTGGCGACGAGGAGATCGAATTTGTGATGTTTAATGACCTCGACATTCTTGCCGAAGTCACTGGAGATCCGACAGCGATCCGTGCGTTTATCTAACTGCTGAAAGGAGCAGGCAATGGCAGGTGACAACATGCTCATCGAAGATGATGAGGACATCAAAGGCGGTAAGCCTCAGGAAGTCGAGTTTGTCCCGGTAACCACCAAGCAAGGTGATGACCGCGATGATGAAGACGATGACGGGGACTCGAAAGAAGACTCGCGTCTATCAGAAGACAACGAAGACCGAGAGGAGCTACGTCGCAAGCGTCGTGAGGAAAAGACCGACCGCGCAGCGCGTAGAAAACAGGCGATTGAGCGCGATAAGACCGAGCTCAACTTCCTGAGGCAGCGGAACGAGGCGCTCGAGAAGCGCATGTTTAACGTTGAGAAGTCGACGGTCGCCAACACGATCTCTGGCATCGATGCCCGGATCCAGGACAGCATCGCAGAAGTCAAAGCCGCTGAGCGGATCATGGCCCAGGCCACCGAAGCAGGCAACGGAGAAGACGTGGTCAAGGCCATGCGTATCCGTGACCAAGCCATGCAGAAAGTGCAGCAGCTTCAGGTCCACAAGCACCAGCAGAACCAGGCAGCCCAGCAATTGCACGAGCAATCACAGGCTCCTGACAATCAGCAGGCAGCCGGTCCGGACCCTGACGTGGCCAACTTTGCCAAGCAATGGGTGGACAAAAACAAGTGGTACAAGCCCAATGGCAATGACGAGGCCTCGAAGATCGTGCTGGCAATAGATCAGTCTCTCGTAGAAGCTGGCTATAATCCAAAAACAGAGGAGTACTGGCAAGAGCTAGACAAGCGCGTTGCCCGTCGACTCCCCGAGCACAAAGGAGGCGGTAACTATGACGACAGTCAAGACGACGATCGCCGCGGACAGCGTAGAGGTCCGCCAGTTGGTTCCAGCAGGGACCAGGCACCGCAGTCCACCCGCCGTGAAGTCTACATCTCCCCAGAACGAAAGCAAGCCATGACCGATGCTGGAGTTTGGGAAGACCCAGTCCTACGCCAACGCTACTTGAAACAGTACGCTAAGTGGGACCGTGAAAACAATTCATCTCGCTGAAAGGAGTGAGGAAAATGAACGACGAACGATTGAAAAAATCCCCTGATCTTGTCCGCCAATCACGTGGAGCCACAGACCGCAATGTGACTGAAGAGCGTGCCATTAGCGACGATGATCGTGTTGAGATGTTTAGATCTCAATTCTTCCAAGACGCGTTGCCAGATCTACCGCAACTCCCTGGTTTCCACACATGCTGGTTGACCACCACTAACCCCCGCGATTCCATCCAGCAACGGATCCGGTTGGGTTACGAACCTATTAAAGCCGAAGACGTGCCTGGCTGGGAATACGTTACCATCAAGACAGGCGAATGGCAAGGGTTTATTGGTGTCAACGAGATGCTCGCGTTCAAGCTTCCATTGTCTCTCTACTCTCGATTTATGCGCGAGGCTCATCATGACGCCCCAGCACGAGAAGACGAGAAACTGACGTCGATCTTGGACAGCATCAAAGAGTCTGCGGCAGCCGCAGGCGGCAGAGTGGTTGAAGGGGACGGTATCGCGGCATTGCGCGAAACTCCTGGTCGAGCTAAATTCGAAGAGCTCTGATCAGTCCACCAATTTCTCTTTTGAGGAAAAGCAAACATGTCTACCATTAGCACACCGTTTGGCTTCCAGCCCGTTTACCACGCAAGTGGTTTCGTGCGTCCGGCAGCCTTTACGCTGGCGAACAATGCTGCAGTGACTTTGTTGCAATATCAGCCCGTCGCTATCAATACGACGACTGGCGTTGTGACTCCAGCCACTGTTGGCGATGCTTTCGTCGGCACTTTCATGGGTGTTGAATTCACCGACGGCGATGGCCGCCGCCGTGTTTCCAACAAGTTCCTCGCGAACACCCCTGCCACTGATGTGACCGCGTACATCACGCGCGATCCTGCTATCGTTTATCAGATCCAAGCCAATGGCGCTGTGAACGTGAGCAACATCGGCAACCAATTCAACTTTGGCTCTATCACCGCCGGTTCTACCGTCGTGGGTCTCAGCCAATGTGTCTTGGACACTGCCTCTGTAGTGGCCTCTGGCGGCACAGCTCAGTTGCGCGTGATCGGTATCACACCCGGTCCCGACAACAACTGGGGTGATGCTTTTACGATTGTCCAAGTTCAGATTGCTGAGCATCAGGACGTTGCAACCATCAACGCTTACTAAGGAGCTAAAACATGGCTGTCCCAATGCGCAGTACGGACTTTCGGTCCATCGTTGAGCCCATTCTGAACGAAGAGTTCGATGGCTTGTATAACCAGCGCGCTGACGAGTGGAAACAAGTTTTCACCGAGCGTCAAGGTATCCCACGTAACTACCACGAAGAGCCCGTCTTGTACGGTTTCGGCGCGGCTCCTGAGTTGCCTGACGGCATGCCAGTGACCTACCAATCTGGTGGCGTCCTGTTCAATGCTCGTTACGTCTACAAGGTCTACGGTCTGGCTTTTGCCTTGACCAAGGTCCTGGTAGAAGACGGCGACCACATCTCCATCGGTCAGACTTACGCCAAGCACTTGGCTCAGTCGCTGATTGAGACCAAAGAAACCTTGTGTGCCAACATCCTGAACCGCGCCTTCAACGGCTCGTATGCAGGTGGTGACGGCGTGTCGCTGGTTAACTCCGCACACCCCATCGCTTCTGGCACATTCAGCAACCTGTTGACCACAGCAGCCAACTTGTCGCAAACCTCGCTTGAGCAGATGCTCATCCAGATCCGCAACGCCATTGACAACAACGGTAAGCGTATCCGTTTGACACCTACCAAGCTGGTGTTGAGCCCAAGCAACGTGTTCCAAGGTGAAGTGCTGTTGAAGTCCGTCCTGCGCGCAGGCACTGGCAACAACGACATCAACCCGATCAACTCGATGGGCATGATCAACGGCGGCCAAGCCAACTTGTCTCGTCTGACTTCTACAACCGCTTGGTGGGTGCAAACCGACGCCAAAGTCGGCTTGCAGATGATGATGCGTCGCAAGCTGGAAAAGAGCATGGAAGGTGACTTCGAAACCGACTCCATGCGCTACAAGGCAACCGAGCGTTACATCCCAGGTTGGACAGACCCACGTACCATTTACGGTACACCCGGCCTGTAAACCGGAAATGAAGGGGACTTCGGTCCCCTTCCCCATTTTTTAATTTGTCAAGCTTTTCAAGGAGAAGACAACATGCCTCAATTTTCAGATGACCTCTTTCTGGGTTCCGCCATCACCGACATGGGTATGAACCTGGGCGATCCCTCGCCTATGTCGCAAGGCGTTGGACCTCTTGGCCGCATTTACGTCTGGGACGTAGTGCCATTGACCAAGCAAACCAACAACATCTCTGCTGCCGCAACCTACACGGGTGGCGGCACAGCAACTCTGGCTGCTGGCACAGGTACAACTGCTGCAACTACAGCTGCCGGCATTGCCGTAATCCAGTTGGACTGCCCACGTGCCGTGAGCATCACCATCGGCGCTGGTACCATCGTCGACCGCGCTGTGACCGTGACGGGCTTTGACGTGTACGCTCAGCCAATGTCTGAAGTGATTCAGACCGGCACCACTCAGTCGACTACCGTCAACGGCAAAAAAGCATTCTTCCAGGTGGCTAGCGTGACCGTGGCAAACACAGTCGGCGGTACTTTGGCTGTTGGTACAAGCGACGTTCTGGGCTCTCCAGTCCGCATCAACAACGCCGGCTACATTGCTCGCAGCGGCTGGGCTAGCGCCTTGGCCGATGACGCAGGCACCTTTGTCGCTGCTGTGACGACCACTGCAACCACAACCACCGGCGACGTTCGCGGCACGTATGTGCCTTCGTCTGCACCCGATGGCGCCCGCCGCTTGGTGTTCGGCATCTTGCTGCCAGCCTTGTCCGTTGGTCCTAACGCAACTCGCGCCGGCGCTCTTGGCGTGACTCAGGCCTAATTAACCAGGGGGCTTCGGCCCCCGTCTTTAGGAGACTGAATCATGGCATCACTAGCCAATGTATTTTCGGCGCACGCCGATGCGACTGGAACCATTTACGCAGGGGCGACTAACCTTGCGGGGTATCAACTAGCACCCGGCGGAACGGCTGGAGAAGTTGTATTCCGCGACGGTGGAGCAACCGGCACAGTCCGATTGACGATCAATATCCCGGCGGCTCCTTTGACTCCAGTTTCAACGCTGATTCCAGGGACGGGCATTCGGTTTACCACCGACATCCATGTGACGCTTCCGACAAACGCTGCAGTCACCATCTTCTGCGGGTAAGCCATGGCAAACGTCAAGATTACAGACCTTGCACCAGGCACCACGCTGGTTGGAACAGAGCTGTTTGAAGCAGTGCAGTCCGCATCGTCGGTCAAGCTGTCTTCTGATCAGATCAAGACCTTCATCAACAAGGACCCAGTTCTTGCTACGCTCAGTTCAGCAACCAACACACCCGTCACGGCTGCAACCCTGAGTCACGAGACTTCTGCCACTCCGGCAGCAGGCATTGGCGTTCGCCTTGACTTTGAATGCGAGACGGCTACCAGCAACACCAACATCGGCGCCAGAATCTCGGCTGTCGCTACCAACGTTGGTTCCGGAACAGAAGCCTTTGACCTGCAAATCTTGCTCCAATCAGCTGGGGCCTTGCCCACTCTCGTGGCCAAGTTCACAAGCGCTGGAGACTTTGGAATTGTTGGCGACACCATCAATGTTCCAGTCACCAGGACGCCTGCCTCTGCAGGAGCCCCGGGAACTTTGGGCGACATTTGCTGGGACGCCAACTACATCTACGTCTGCGTGGCGACCGATACCTGGAAACGGGCTGGGATAGCAACATGGTAAACGATCACAAGTTTGGAAAGAACGGCGAGACAGTTTTCCTTGCAAAAGGCGGAGCTGTCTGGGCTCGCAAAGAGGGCAAAAACCCTCAAGGCGGTCT